GCCTCAAAGGGGAAGCAGAGAGCTGAACCCATCGACGCGAACTTGGCTAGGCGAAGAACGCCATGGCCAGGAACGTGAGCCTTCCGGGACCTCGCTGCATCAACAGCCCTGTGCAATTCAGGGAAGTTCTGCAACATGGCCCGTACATGCTCATTCGAAACTCGATCGGACGCTTCACTAAGATCTAGTGTCGCCAGATCCCCGCTGAGGGATCCAGATCGTGCCATTTCCCTATTAGGGTCTTGGTCATCGATTCCGATCATGCGTGAGAGGAGGTCATCCTCTTTCCACGCATCGAGCCAACTGCGAAGAACCCCTTGCTGTGCGAACTGCATAGCTGTGGGCTCAATCGCAATTATGCGAGGTGTCTTGAGCGTCTTAGGCACGGTGATGACCCTGACGGGCACCTCCGCGCCGGGTTCGAGGATGTCAGCCTCATCCAGCTGTTCCCAGTGGGACCAGTTGGGCAACGCATACTCCCCGTAAGGGAAGAAGCGTTCGAGGCGGGCAGTCCAGGTCCGCTGATCCCACTTCTCGTTAGAGGAGAGGTAATCTGCGGTCGCGCCTGGACCGTGCTTCGGAAACAGCCTCTCGTAGTAGATATCACTATCTACGCGGGAGAACAGATCCGAATACAGCATATCGGAGATACGGCAAAACTCGGCCTTGTCGGCCTCGCTGAGCTGTTGATCCGATACCTTGACATCCTTCTCACACTGAACGAACTCGAGCATCGCTCGTCTCTCGCGGACAGCACTTACGACCTTGCGGTCGTTCGAGCTGCGGGGGGTACCCCTTGCGGGGGTCTCCGGCGGGAGAGCGATCTTGCTAAACATCAGCGTCAGCTGACGAATGGCAATGATTGCCTCGATGTCCGGTTCGCTCAGAAGCGCGCCACTTCTAGGTTCGAACACACGGATCAGGAAACCCCCCAAGAAGCGGGGGAGACCTGTACGATTATCCCACCGGAAGGCGGGAAGATCGGATTTGGGTCCGACTTGACCTTGGTCTAGCCATGTTTGGACGGCTTTTCCAAAGTCAGCCAGGGTTATCGCTAGAAACGATAGCCCCTCGTGTTCGAACCGACTCGAGACAGTAGTTATGTCTCGAGTGGCGCTCGTGCAACATCTGGTAGCGGCTTCCGCCGCTACCTGGGACCAGAGTGACATCAGGCTTTTCATCGTCCCTCCTTGATAGAAGGTGGCGAGTCCATAGCCATGCCA